AGGCAGTCCTTGGTGTTACGGGCAAAGCGTGAGATAGACTTGACAAGGATCTGGTCGATCAGGCCGCGGCGGCAGTCCGCCATCATTCGCTGGAAGTCATCCCTCTTGGCCACCGAAGTTCCTGTGATTCCCTCGTCGGCTGCTGTATAAAAAGGACTAATAAATTTACGCCGTACAGAATTCCCTGTGTAGGGTCTCCATTAGAGCTTTGATCTCATCGGCAAGGTTCAATCGAATGTCCATGCGCCCATCCGGGTAGATGGTGACGGATTGCAGCAGATCGGCAGAAATCTCTTTGGTCAGTGCCGTAATCCCGGCATAGCTCTTGAATTGCTCGATCACAGCGTTGCTATTATCGTCGCTGCCACTTATTTTGCGCTCCAGCTCTAAGACTGTGCAGGTGATTTCCTCGGTCTGTGCTGTCAGGACTTTTTTCTGCGCCGCGAAGCTCTCACGGGATATCTCGCCCTCCACCAGCCGCTCATAGAGGTCTTGCAATCGCTCGTCAAGCTGAGCTTTTCGGCTCTGGAGCATCTGCAAGCGGCGCTGCGCCTGTTTGCGATCAAGCTGCCGCTGTTCCCGCCTTGTTTGCAGGAGCCGGTCTATGCTGACGGCATATTGGGCATAGACCTGTATGGTGTCAATGACAGCATACAGAATATCAGACTCAGGGATTCTATCCTCCGAGCAGTCAAAACCAGTATTTAGCCTTTTTGTGACGCAGCGGTAGGAGCCGTTCTTTCGGCTGTCCCGCTGCATGGCGTGACCGCACACGCCGCAGATCACCTTGCGTTTCAGCGGATTGCCGCTGCCGGATGCAGCTTCATATTCCCGGTACTCCCGCATACAAGCCTGCGCTTTCTCGAACAGCGCCTCCGGCACGATGGCTTCATGCCTGTCGGGGACGACGATCCAGTCATTGCGGGAGATTTTGACCGTGTGTGTACTGCCCACAATATCCCGGCTCCGCTTTCCGAACACTGTCTTACCAATATACCGCTCGTCCCGCAAGAATTTTGCAACCAGACTGGCCGTCCAGAAGTTTTCCTCTTGGATGCTGCGCCACGGCATTCTTGTGCAGCCCGCCTCGACTTTGTAATTCTTTGGAGAGGTTACACCGTCGCCGTTCAGCGCCGCCGCGATTTGCCATGGTTTTGTACCATCCGCTGCCATTTGAAAGATGCGCCGTACCACGTCGGCGGCCTCGGTATCTACCAGAAGATGATTTTTGTCCTCCGGGTCTTTGACGTATCCATAAGGCGCATAGGGGCTGAGAAACGCCCCGCGCTCGGCTCTGGCTTTCTTTGCGCTTTTGACTCTGCGGGAGAGGTCACGGCTGTACAGATCGTAGATCAGCGTCCGAAACGAGGTGTCGAGGCTGTCGATATCCAGCGGGTTGCTGCTGTCAAAACCGTCGTTGACGGAAATGAAGCGCACACCGAGAAATGGGAATACGCGGGAAATATAGTCTCCCACGGTGAGATAATCACGGCCAAAGCGGGAAAGGTCTTTGACCAGGATGCAGTTGATCTGCCCTCGCCTGACCTGCTCCAGAAGCTCCTTCACTGCGGGGCGCTCAAAGTTTGTACCGCTCCAGCCGTCGTCGCAAAATTCCAGTATTTCGGAACCGGGCAGGTCTGCGTGACTGGACACATATTCCCGAAGGAGGCTGCGCTGGTTGGATATACTTTCGGATTCGTCCTTTTCGCCGGTTCTCAAATCCGCGTCCTCGCTGGATATGCGAAGATAAATTGCCGTTCTCATGCGTCAGCTTGCCTCCCTTCCAAATATGTACAGAGTTCCTTGTATTCGTCCCGGTAACGGAACACGATCTCAATATTGCTGTCGCCGTCCACATACACACGCTGGATCAGCGCCTGTGCCATTTCTCTGGTCAAGGTATCCGCATTGCGGAAGCTGCCGAAGGCCGCAAGAAACGGGTTCTCTGGTGTGTGCGCCGCTTCCGCCGCTTGCTGGTGGGTCAGCGTTTCGATCAGCCGCTCCGCTTCTTCTGCTTCGGCCTTGTAGCGGCGTTTCAGTGTCATATATTCCTGCTCGGTCATGAGCTTATCCACATAGTTCTGGTACAAGCTGTCATACAGGCCGTTATAGCGCATAAGCGCTTTTTTCGCCGCATCCAGCTTGCCTTGCAGCGTCACAGCCTGCTTCTTGTATTTGGTGGAGCTGTTCACCCTGCGGATGAGCGCCTCCATATCGGTAAGCGCTTCGTCACGCATCCGGTGGGGAGAACAGGATTTATCCTGCTTGTGCGCGGCGCAGACGTAGTAGACATACTTTTTATTGCCGGAGGGAACGGTTTTGCGCACCATGCTTGCGCCGCACTCGCCGCAGAACACCATGCCGCTGAAAAGCTGCACGGCGCTGTCGCCGGGGCTGCGGCGGGTATCCAACGAGAGCGCCTTCTGTACGCTGTCAAAGTCCCGGCGCTCAATGATAGCTTCGTGGGCGTCCGAAACGATTGCCCATTCGCTTTCCGGCTTTGTGACGCGCTTTCGCACCTTGTAGCTGGGTGTGGTTTCTTTTCCCTGAATGAGTATGCCTGTGTAGACCGGATTTTTCAGGATACGCAGCACGGCGTTGGCCGACCATGCCGCCTGCGGGTTCGCCTTGAAGGAGGTGGCAAACCTCATGCCCAGCGATCTTTTGTATTCCATAGGCGAGAGCACCCCGTTGTGGTTCAGACGGGCGGCAATGTCCTGCGGACTCACGCCCTCCAGCTTCCACGAAAAGATGTCCCGCACGATATCTGCGGCATATTCGTCTACGATCAGGTGATTTTTGTTCGCTTCATCCTTCAGATAGCCGTATACGGCAAATGCGCCGATATACTGGCCGCTCTTGCGCTTGACCTCAAGCTGAGTACGGACTTTCACGGAAATATCCCGGCAGTAAGCTTCGTTTATGAGATTTTTGAACGGAATGACAAGCTCGTCCGAAGCGTTTTTTTCACCGAAGCTGTCATAGTTGTCGTTGACGGCAATGAACCGCACACCTAAAAAGGGAAATATCTTCTCGATGTATTCGCCTGCGTCCAGATAATTTCGGCCAAAGCGCGAAAGATCTTTCACAATGATGCAGTTGGTTCGTCCGGCCTTTACATCCTCCAACATCTTCTTGAAACTCGGACGATCAAAATTGGAGCCTGTGAAACCGTCGTCGATCCTGACGGCGTATTCCCGAAACTCCGGGCGGGTTCGGATGAAATCCCGCAGCAGCTCCCGCTGCCCGGTGATGCTGTTGGATTCCTCTTTATCCCCGTCATCTCTCGACAGTCGGAGGTAAAGCGTGGCGTTCCAGATTTTTGTTTCGGTGTTGTGTTGCATATTGCCAGCTCCTTTCCTCCAAAATTGTACCCTGCGTTGCGCAGGACTGTCGAGGATGTCGCAGGATCAGCCCTTTGTGCGGATATATGCTTCCAGTCTGTCCTCCAGCGAAATATCCGTATCGGCAAAGCTGACCCTGACCACATATTTTCCGTGCCGGTAGCAGTAGGGATTGCCGATCTGGCGGATGAAATCCAGAATATCCTTCGCCCAAACAGGATCAGCAGCCGCTTTTTCTGACCACTTTTCATAAAAGCCGATAACTTCACCGTTTATGGCTTCTTCCGCTTTTTTACGGGCTTCAGCCGCTTCTTCAACCGAAGCATATGTTCCAAGAAAATATTGCCGATGCTGGAATACGATTTTCGCAAGGTAACGGCCTTTGACCAGATACACACCCTTTACGCCGGTCGTATTATTTGAGGGAATCTTCCTGCTTTTGAGTGCGTCGATGCTGGTGCCATCCACATGTGTCAGGAATCCGCCAAGGGCTTTATCGTGCTCCTTTTTCTTGCAGCCGCAGCTTGTCTGGCCGCAATACATCAGGCTGTTATAGGAAACGTCTGCCTCGCTGCCGCAATCGCATTGGCAATGCCAGATCACGAAGCCCTTTGCGTCACGCTTTTTCGTAGAGTATTGCGCAGTCAACCTGCCGAACCTCTGGCCGGTAATGTCCGATGTGGCATAGTTTTTCACGCTTTTACAACCACAATGCGTTTTACGGCCGGACACAAGCTCAGAGGCTGTTACCTCGCAGGTATAACCGCAGCTGCACAGACAAGTCCAATATGCCCCCATTTTCGTGCGCTTCCGGCTCTTTCCGACGACGCAGAGGTCGCCAAAGGTCTGCCCCAGCAGGTTGTAGGCATTGGCCCGATACGCCATTTCTTTCCGCAAACAGCCGCAGCTCCGAGATCCGCCAGATAGCAATGACCGTTCCAGCACATACCGCTCCGTGCCGCAATCGCAGCGACACAGATACTTCCGCTCACCCCGCTGGGTCGTCACACACCCACCCAGCACAATCCAGCGGCCAAAACGCTGACCGCAGTTAAGCCTCTGATCTGTTTTCTGCTCTATCATTGTTATGAGTTCACATTGTCCTCGCCAAAGAACGCACCTTGCTTGCAAAGCTCGTAGTATCCCCAAAGCTCTTTGCGTCATCCCACGTTTCAGACGAAAGCTGCGGATGCGTTTTCCCGGACTCATAAAGCTGTGCATTGTCTTTGCTCCCTCCTCCGCGCTGGATAGCCAGCCTTTTTCTGAGCTTCTTTCAACGTTCGTTCTGGTGCTGCCGTTTTTTCTGCCACTGATCCAGCAGCTTGATAATGACCCGTTCCATTTGCTGCGGCGTGTAATTCTTGGGGAAGTATTTGCGGAGCGTATCGCTTTTCAGCGTGACGCGATCCAGCTCGTCTTTCTTTTCTTCGGACATGACCTTGTACATGGCGTCCTGCGTGCATTTGCCCTCACGGCTGAGCTTTTTCAGCCGCTGCGCCTGCGAAAGCGAGGGGGTGTTCTGGGAATACTCCATTGCATCCAGAAACTGCCGCTGTTCCTCCGGCTTGAGGTACGACAGCTCCACAGCAGGATTCAGGGCAATTTCCTTGGCATCAACTTTCTGCTGAATCTCTGGAACAAGCTCCGTCAGGCGAATGAGCCGCTTTACCTGCGAAACGCTTTCGCCGCTGTCCTGTGCGATTTTTTCAGCGGAATTTAACTTTGGCCCAACTTGGACTAAAGTTAAATCTGTCCGCTGTCCCTGATGTTTCAGCGCCTCCATTTTCATCTTGTACGCCTGTGCGCGTTCCATGGGAGAAATGTTCTCGCGCTGCAAATTGGTATCCACCAGCAAGATCACCGCCTCGTCGTCAGTCAGATTGCGGACAATGGCCGGGATCGTATCCTTCCCGGCAAGGCCGCTTGCGTGCAAGCGCCGGTGTCCGGCGACCATCTCATAGCCACCTCCGGGATCTGGCCGGATGATGGTGGGATTGAGCACGCCGAACTGCATGATGCTGTCTACCGTCTCCTGCATGAGCGCATCGTCCACCACCTTGAACGGATGATTCTTGAAGGGGTGGATATCCGAAATGCGTACCTGCTGCACCTGCTCCGGCTGGGTGCTCTGTGTGTCCTTTGGTTCTGTCTTCTTTGGCATAACGTTCACCTCCGTAACATGCGAAACGCCGCAGGCCATACAGCCAGCGGCGTCTAAATACGTCCTTCCGCCATATCGTGCTGAACCAGGGCTGCATAGTAGCTGGTCATGGTAAGCGAAGCGTTGTACAGCGTTGCCAGCAGATATTGACGGATGTTTTTGATCTTTGTGGTGTTCTCTTTCATGCAGCTCACGACAAAACGGATATGCTCGCTGTCCAGCTTCAGGAACCGGCTCCTGACCACCTCCGCTGGTTTATCATCCCCGGAGATGCGCACGGTCTGCTTTGTGGTACAGACCGTATCCACGATAAGCTCCAGAATTTCCTCGACGATCTCCTTGTCATACGGCAAGTCCACCAGCAGAACGTCATAGCTGATATTCTCCATGATAAGCTCTCTGTACTGCGATCTTCGCTCCGCATCGTTTCCTTTCGATTCCCGCTTTTGACCGCCCCTGAACGAAGGGAAGGGAAGAGACTCAGTATCGTTAAAATCAGTATTGTTCTTCTCAGTATTACTACCTTTTGATTTTGGAAATTCTTGAGTTTCGATTTTCAAAAGTCCAGAATTTTGATTTTCACCATTCTTGAATTTTGATTCCGGCGCAGCAACAAAGTTCTTGACGTAAATGAGATTGGGCTTGCCGAGGCCTTGCCGCTTGCGCTCAATAAGCCCGCATTTCTCATCCAGTTCATTCAGCAGCTTCATGGCCTTTTGCGAAGCACAGGAAAGTGCGTCCATGATATCCTCGACGGTATAGACGATATACACGCGCCCCTCCTGATCCAGCCAGCCATTCTTGGCAGACAAACTCATGCGGTCAAGGAGCAAGCCGTAGAGGATTTTTGCCTCTGCCGAAAGGTCTTTGAAACGCTTATCTGTGAACAACAACTTGGGGATGCGGTAGAAGGAGAACTGTTCCGCCTGATCCCCGTAGTAATAGTCCAGCGTCATGTATCTTCACGCCCTTTCCCAAAGGCCCATAGAGCGCATCAGCTCTTTTGTACACCAGCCGATGCAGGGAGACGCCCGCCCATACGGACAGCCGTCGCACTCGCTGACAGCGGCAGGCGGCTTCTGCGCTGAAATATAATAGCAGCCGGTTTTGCCGCGGTAGGTGCAGCCCTCGGTCTGCTTCCAGAAATAGCAGTACCGGCAGTCCTTCGGTTTGTCCTCTGTATGTCCGCTCATTGCTCTCGCCTCCATTCCCGCCCATACCGGGCAACAAAAAAGCACACCCTCCGGCTCCGTCAGGGAGCAAGTGGATGTGCTATGTAATACCGATTGTCCATGCCATGTTACTGCGTCAGGACATGAAAAAAGCGCGTCTGCCGACCCAAGCGCCACTTTGGGTAAACAGACGCGCTTTGTTTTACTTGCGGTTTTTGCGTGAAAAAGCTCAAAAAGCAGCGTGTTTCTGACACTTTTTGAGCCTTAATG